GCGGCGCTGGCAAAGGGCAGACCGCTGGAAAAACCGCGCGTCAGTAACCCGCCGCGTTGCGCCAGGTCTGCGCCCGCCGCCGCGTTGCTGGCGCTGGCCGCGCTGCTGCCGCCAAATAACCCGCGCACGCGCTGGGCCACGCCGCTGATAATGCCACTTGATGCCTGCCCGACAATCTGCCCGCTCACACCCTGAGCCAGCGCCGTCGCATAATTTCCCGAGGCTTGTCCCGCTGCCGCAAAGCCTTGTCCGCTGAACATGCGCAAAAGGGTTTGCTGCATCGGGCGCACAAAATCCTGTTCCAATGCCGTGCGAATCAAATCGGCAAAGCCGCGCTTCCACACGTCGTTCAAGGCACGGAACATATCGCGTGAGGTGCGAATCGTGCGCGTGGCGACATCGGTGAACACGTCCGCAATCCCGGCCACGCCACGGGTGGCGACATCGGCCCATTCCTGCACGCGCTCGGTATGGCGTTCGATTTCAAGACTCGCTGAAGCCAACGCGCGGGCGTGGTCGATCAGGCGCGCCTGTTCATCCGGTGAATCGCGCAAGGCGGTATTGCCCGCTTCAATCGCGCGGGTGATGGCCTCGCGCATCTCGTGCTCGGCGTGCAGTTGCCGGGTCAGTAATTCGCGCTGCTCGCGGGTGTTGGCGAGTAATTGAAGTTCGCCGGTCATCGTATCCAGCAAAGCACGCGGGGCGGCCTGTTGATGGCGCAGTTCGGCCAGGCGTTTGGACTCAGCCGCGTGCGCGGCGCTCACCAGCGCCGTGTAATCGGCCTGGGTGATATTGAGTGCTTCAAGTTCCGCATCAAGCGCCCGGATACGCTGGATGCGCTGCTGTTCGGCTTCGGCAATGGGGCCGCTCAATTGCGCGGCCAGCATGGCGGCTTCGTCGGCGTATTTGGCCTGGCTTTGTGCTTGCTGTTCGCGGGTGCGTTTTAATTCTTCGGCGGCGCGTTTGGCGTCCTGTTCGGCTTGCGCGGCGCGGCGGGCGGACTCGGCCAGGCGGTCGTTCGCGGCTTCGGCTTTGATGATGGCATCAATCTGCGCCTGCCGTTCGGCGCGCTCCGCCGGGTTGATGTTTCCATCCGGCAACAATCCTTCCAGTTCAAGACGGCGGCGGGCGAGTTTGCCCTGGGTCAATTCAATCCGGCGCAGTTCGGCGCTTTGAATCTGTTGCAAGAGGGATTTGTCAATGTCTCCCCAATCCACACGCTGCATGCTTTGGGAAAGATTGGCAAAACTCGCCGCCAATAACCGGTTGGCCGCTTCGGCATCGCCGGTCGTTTCCAGATACTTCGCCAGATGCGGTTTCACTTCATCCAGGGTTTGCCCGAGATTGGACAGCTCGCGCAGTTTGTCGCGCAAGGCCCAGGTTTCCTCTTCGGTGGCATTCACAATCCCCGCCGCCTGTTGCACCATCTCGGCGCTGAGTTTGATGGCGCGGTGTTCTTCGACGGCGAGGTGTTGCCATGTCAACCTGGCTTCATCAAGGGTTTTAGTGCGCTCGGCGAGTTTTTCACGCTGGGACTGATAGACCTGTCCCGTGCGTGCCATCGCGCGTTCGTTGGCTTCAACCTGTTCGCGCACCGAACGCTCGGCATTGGCAAGGTTCAGCGCCGCATCGGCAAGTTCTTTATTGGCGCTGGAAAGCCCGGAAAATGCGCTATTGGCCGTTTCCTCATTGAATTCCCGAAACGTCCCCATCGCACTTTGAAAATGGGTTTTCACCGATTCGGCCAGTTGCTCGGCTTCGATGCGGCTGTTGCGCGTCCACAGCACAAACGCGGTCAACGCCGTCACGGCCAACCCCACCGGCCCGCCGAACATCGCCAGTGCACCTTTTGCCAGATTGACCGCTGCGGCCTTGGCGCGCAATGCGTTCGATGCGGCGATGGTCGCCGCCGTGGTGCGCGCCTGCGCGGCGGCAAGCTGCGTCTCGGCAGCGGCTAATGACAGGTTGCCACCAATCCCCGCGCGTACTGCCGACAACCGCCCCGCCGCTGCCGCCTGCGCCGCCCGCGCCGATTGCAATTCCGCTTGCGCCGCCGCGCGGGACGCGGCCATGTCGGCCAGTTTGTGTTTCGTGCTCGCCGCCAGCGCCGCCACCATCCGCCCGCCAAAGACCAGCGCCACCGCGCCTGCCGCCAGCGCCAGATTCCCCAGATTGTCGGCGGCGATTTCAATCACTTTCACCAACGCTTGATTGGCGTTGACGGTGTTGCTCAAACCGTCAGCAAATTCCTGCCACGCATTGCCAAAGCGCGTGCGCGCATCTTCCAGCGTGGTCGGCATGGCTTCGGTTTCGTCACGCAGCGCGGATAACTGGCTGGCGACGCCCGAGAGTTTATCAATGGTCAATTCGCCATCGCGCGCCATGCTGATCAGCTCGGCACGGGTTTTGCCCAGGCTCTGCTCCAATGCACTCACAAAACGCGGGGCATTTTCCAAGACGGTCTGAAATTCCTGCCCGCGCAGGGTGCCGGTCTGCATCGCTTTGGAAAACTGGTCAATCGCGGCGGCGGACTTTTGCTGGTTTGCGCCGGACACCACCAGAGATAATGACAAGGCTTCGGTGAGATCGAGCGTATCTTTGATACTGAATCCAAGCTGCCGCATCGGTTCCGCTGCACGGATGGCAATCTCGGCCACCTGGTTGATTGATTGATAACTGTTGTGAGCGACTTGTTTACTGCGCTCCATCGCATAGTTATATTCTTGCTGGCTTTGGGTCGCCAGTTGCATGCGGGCGCTGAGTTGCCCGGCGCGGTCGGCGGCCTGCAAAAAACTCCCGGCCAGTTGTTTGGCTACACTGACCGAGGCCAGCGCGGCGACTGAACCCAATGCCAGCTTTGCGGTATTGCCCAGCCGCCCGATATCGCGCTCGGTGGCGCTGGCCGCTTTGCCGATACTCGATAATCCCGCTGCGCCCGCACGCCCGGATTGTCCCGCCGCTTTACCCAACTCACCCACCGCTTCGCGGGCCTGCTTCACAGGCGGCAACAAGCCGCTGTTGTCGGCCTGCAATCTCAAGGTAACGGCGGTGTCACTCACGGTCGGTTATGCCTTGCTGGAATAAATACGGGCGGTTTCTTCACACATGATCTTGATGCCCGCCACAAGGTCAGCGTCCGGCGGGATTTTCAATAACGAACACGCGGCCTGCAATTCCAGCGCGGAAATCCCGACATACACCGAGGCATGCAGGCCGGTGATAAACCCCGGCTGGCAGTATCGAAAGACCTGTACCGTGTCCCAGTTGACGTCCAGCACTTCAATCTCCATCACGGCACCGGTGGTATCGTCCATCTCTGCGTGATAAAACGCTTCGCCGCTGATCTCGCCCTGCGGCCTGGGCAATGTGCTGCCGTCAACGCGCCCGCTCAGCGCCCGCGCAACGGCCTGGAGTTTTTTACCCGGACATCGCCAAACTGGTCGAACAGTTCGGCAATAATCGCGCCTTGCAGGTGCCCGCTCCATTTTCCATCCAGCACTTCCGCCAGCGCGGCCTCGCCGCTGATCGGCTGGCCCTCGCCATCGCCAAGGCCGGTTACATCCACCACCGCTTTCTCGATCAACACCCGGTCGCCCTCACCGGCCAGCGCGGTCAGTTCATCCTTGGGCATGAGCCGGTATTTGATGACCAGCGAGGCTTCATCAAACCGGTGCGGGTCATCGGTCGGCAGGCGCACGGTCAGGGCGCGGGCAAAGGTATTGGTTTTGGACAGTTTCAACATGATTTAAACCTTGGTTTGAAGGGGATTTGAAAAGGGATTTATTTACGGTGTGGTATCGCCAAACTCGATATAAAACTCATCGCCGCCGGTATTGGACGGGATACAGCGCCCGGACAGTTCCCAGCCGTAATCACCGTCAATGTCCGATTCGCTGATCTGTTCGATCTGGCCGCGCACGCCCAGCTCGCTGTATTTGTTGCTGCCTTCATTGAGACGGTAGGCGATAGCCACGATGGTTCCCGCATCGCGCACCGCCCACGGGTTGAAATCGGACAGGGCGGTTTTCGCCAGCCGGAAGGTAAACGTCGGCTGGCGTGCGGTGATGCCGGTTTCGCGGTGGCTGGTGTAATCGCGCTGGGTGATCTGGTTGCCGGTGTCCAGGGTGAGCGTTTTCGCCCATACCGTCAGCGCCGCCCCGCCGGTCACGGACATCAGCGCGGTGGTGTTGTGCGCGGAGGCCACGACCGGCACCACATCGGGGAGCGGGACACTCGGCACCGTCCCTTCCTCCACATCCTCATAATCGCCCTGGATGCGCACATTGGCTTTGAAGTGTTTGCCAATATCCAAGGTGACATTATTCAGCGCGTGGCGCGCAGCGGCGACTTTTTTGAGAATTTTGGCGTGGTGAAAATATGCATCACTGAGCGCGATAGCTTCACTGACCGGCGTGTAACGGGTGGTCTTGCCGCTGGCCGATTTGACCGTAGTCAGCCCGGCGGGCAACAGGGCCGCGTGAACGGCGGCGTTGCTGGTGTTGGTCTGGCCGGGGGTTTTGGGCGCGTAGAGTTCAATCTCGCCCTCGATAAACGCGCGTTTATTGGCAATGCCGAACGGCGCACCGCCGTAAAACGGGCGGTCAACGGGCCGCTCGACCACATCAATCTCGGTCCCGGATTGACCGTTGAACATCAAGATACCGTGATTGTTGCCGGGTACCACCGGCGTGCCGGGGCTGCCACTGGCACGCAGCCTGAGCAGCAAGACGCGCCGGTTGAAAGGGGTTAAATCAGGCTGGGCCATCGGTCAGTCCTCGGATGTCGGATTGCGGCGTTTGCCGGGGGGCGGGGAAGCAGGTGGCAACGACGCGGGGAGGGATTCGCCGCCGTCTGCGTCGTTGCCGGTGGCATCCTTGTCTTCGGCGGCTTCGGGGTCATGTGTATCGGCCTGGCTCAAATCGACCAGCTCCCCGCCGATCAGGTGCCAGTCGCCGTGGCGGGTGGGAAAGACAGGGGTGCTCATGGCGCGGCCTCGGTGTGAATGCGGTAACTGGTTCTGAAAATCTCTTGCCCGGCCAGCCAGCCGCCGCGATAACTGTCATCGCGCCCGGACTGAAAGGTGATGGCTTCAAAGGCATCGCCCGGCGTCCAGCCGATCAGCGCGGCGCGAATCTGTCCGGCAATCTGGTCTGCCTTCTCCCGCGCCCCGCGTCCGTGCTTTTCCCCGGATGCGCTGCGCACAAACCGCACGACCTTTAAAACGACATCCACGTTCTGAATCGTCGCCTGCCCGGAATACTTGGCCGGGCTGCCGCGCTCTTCGGTCAGTACGTATAACGCCGGTTGCGTCGTGGGCGGCACGTCCAGCGCGGTATGCAGGTCGGCGGCGGTGCCGATGGCTTTCGCTTGCGGGACGTGTGCGCGCAAACGTGCCATCACCCCGGCCAGCGGAAACGGACCGACGTTCATCACAGCGCCCCCAGGGTCTGGCGGGAAAACTGCCGTCCGGGGCCGCTCATATGCACGGTGTTCGCGGAAGAGGCCGCAAGCGGGTCATTCGCGCCGAGCAGCACTTTTCCATCGGCCACCAGTTGCAAAAACTCCCGCGCATCGCGGACATCGCGCTCAATCCGCCCGGTGGTGTCCTGGGTGCCTTCGCGCTGGGTGTGCAGCAGATACCGGGTAATCGCCCGTGCCCACGTCCCCACAATCGGAAACCGTGCCACATCGACCGGCAACGCATACCCACGCCTGGCCAGATGTGCATCAATCTCCGCGCACGCGCGGACAATCGTCTGTTCGATTTCATCCAGCGCGTGGACGCTGGCCGCCAATTCCGCAGGCGACCAGCCCGCCGGGTCGGGCGTATCACCGGCGAACACAAGCGCCAGCAATTCAGGCGGCACGCCAAACAGTTCGGACAGCTCATGGCGCATCTCGACGCCACTGGCAAGCTGGGCAGGTGTGAGATACATCAGGCCACCACGTCCGGGAAATAACAGCCCAGCTCCGGCGCCGCGATGATTTCTTTCACCGATTCGCCCACGCGCGCACGAATCCCGCCGCGCATGCCCACATCTTCATCGGTGATCTGTTTGGCCGTCCTGCCGCCCCATTGCGCGGTAAACCCGAACGTCGTCCCGCCCTGCGCGCCAGCCGTGCGGTCGCGGTAAATAAACGCCGCATGCGGGCCCCAGGCGCGTTGCAGGGTGGCATCCTGTCCGGGTTTGTCAATATTGAGCATGGACTTGCCGACATAAATCGCGTCCAGTTCCAGTAATTCAGCCAGAAATTGCAGCGGCACCAATCCGTCATCCCCGGCATTGCCGTGGTGCGCCTTCACAATCTGCGGATGGCGGCGCAGGTTGGTCGAGACCTTCGGCCCCAGAATGGCGATATTCGGGCGCATGATGCACTCATCGAGCGTATCCATGATCGCGTGCAGAGGTTTGCTGTCGGCCTTGCTCCATTTCGCAGCGGCGGCGGTGTTTTTTACGTTTCCGCTCGCATAGGACGCGGTATTGAACACCAGGCGCGAGGTGCGCACTTCGCGGTCCAGCGCAATCAACTCGCTGCCGCGTTCGGTGGCAAAGCCCAGCGGGTCAATTCCGGTGCCGCTGGCATTGGCAATATCCGCCTGCGGGACCGGCATGTCCAGCGCGTAATCTTCGGTCGAACTGGTTTTTTCATCAAACCCGAACGTCACTTGATTGGGTGCAGACAGCCGTCCCACCCGGGTATCGGCCAGGGTAAACCCATCGGCCAGGTGGTATTGGTGCCATTTAAATTCCTGCCGCACAACAGGGGTGCGCGGCAGCACATCATCGGCAATATAACGGTCGTTGCGATACGCAATAGCGATTGCGGTCAAGACCGGGTCAACGGGAAAAGGGGTGTTCGGCATGGGACTAATTCCTCAGTTAAAAATCACAGCGCGCCGCGCTGGACGTAAATGGAACCAATGTCTCCGGCTGCGCCGGAGACCTCGGCGAAACCGGCCACCTGGTCGCCCGCCTTGGCCGGAATGGCATAACCGCTGGCATTGGCGGTGAGCGCCGCGCCTTTGGTAATCGCCGCGCCGTAAATCACCGGGGTCAGGCCGGAACGGATGACATCGACGTGTTGCCCGGCGCTGCGCGCAAGATCGGCGCTCACGCCGAGAAAGGCATCGCTGGCCGAAGTGGCAAGGGTGGCTTCACCATCATTCGTGCCGTGCTTGACCAGCACGCGGGCGGGAATCTCGCCCGCAGCGGTATAGGCCAGGGTCAGGCCGGGGATATTGCGGCTCATGCGTGGGTCTCCTTCAAAACGTGGTTCACGGCGGTGGTAAAGTTCACTTCAATCCCGGCTTTTTTCTGCTCGGCCATATAGGTCAGGGCCTTGTTGGCGGTGAGCTCGGAATTGATCGCGGTATTTGTGTTGGCCGGGGTTTTCTGGTCCAGCCCGGAATCCCCGCCAATCACCGGCGCGGCCTTTACAAATTCATTGAATTGCTTCAATCCATCGGCCTCCCGGCACTGGGCGCGGTAATACTCGACCGAGACCGGCGCGATTTTTCCATCCTTCACCGCGCCTTCAATCGCCGCATCAACGGCAGCCTTGTGCGCCGCTTCATCGCGCTGGCGCAGGGTCTGCTCGGCATTCTCGGCGCGGGCCTTGAGCGTGTCGTAATCCACTCGCGGCACATACGTGGCCAGATTCGGGCGCTCGCTGTTTTTGGCCAGCGCCGTGGCGGAATCGCGTTCGGTTTTCAGGGTATTGATGGCGGCGGCAATCGCGGCATCATCAGCATCGGATTTCAAGCCGAGCGCCGTGATACCCGCCGCCAGTTCGGCAGAACGGGGCATTGCGGTGTCCTGTTGGGGGGAGGGGGAGGTTTCGCGGTTCAACGCGCGAAGCGGCAAATTCGGGCGATTGGTCAACCCGACGGAAATCATCCGCGCAATCCGGGCGGTATCGGTGGCGTATTCAAAGACCGGCGATATAAACCGATATTCGCGGTTTTGCACCTGTTCGCGCCCGCGCGGCGTCCACTGCACCCGGCCCATCAACGCGCCATTGCGCAATTCCAACGTATCAATCCAGCCTGCGGCGGGGGCCTGTTCGCCATTCTCGGCGCGGTGGTGGGTGGCGTGTTCCCAATCCAGCGGCAAATCCATCCCGCGTTTTGTATATTCATTCAAAACATCGCGCTGCGCGGCGGCATCCCAGACCCACGTGCGGCCATCGCGTCCGATAATCAAATCCTCCTTGTTCGCGGCAGGAATCAATTCCAGCCACGTCGGCGCGCTCCCTTCGGGAGATAATGCCAATTCAAGATTGAGGGCCAGGCGGGTACGTTTCATGCTGCCCATGATGAAACCGGGCAGCCCCCGAGTTGAATTGACACGTGTCAATAAATGCAGCCGGGGCAAATACCATGTTGCTGGCACCGGCAAAATGGTTTGCGCCGCCACCATTGTGAGGATATCCTCGCAATGGTCGCCAGCGGGCCGGAGATGGGGACAAATCGGCCAAAACCGGCCAAAATCGCCGTTCAGCCCGCCCGCGCGGCCACCCCGCCCCACAGACCCCGTTTAAAACCGCCCGAACCCCGTTTAAAAACGTTTAAAAGGGGCGCGCATGCACCCATGTGGCGGGTCAGGACAGGTGCGCCGTACAGCGCCGCTGCGGGCGGCTGGTGGTGTGGCGAAAAAATTGCCGGGAGCAATTTTTGACATCGCGCCAGCGATGGCCCCGAAGGGGAGGCTGCCAAGGATGGCAAGCCTCAACACATCGCCTCAATCCGCCTTCAGGCTCACCCACTCACCGGCGGTCGTTTCGATCTGCTTGCGGTCATTATCGGATAACCCGATAAAAGGCCGCGCGGGCAATCCGGGGTGATTGACTTTCTTCACCGCGCCGGGAACCGTTTTGCCCGCTTTATTGACCCGCGATGGCAACCCCGGCCACGATAATGCTTTTCCGGGTTTGGCGAGGATTACATACGAGTCGGTGCCGAATTGGTGGTAACGCGCCTGATGCGCCGTGGCGCTGATTTCCACCCAATCCTCGCCGGACGTGGGAGAGATTTCATCGCGCAAGCGCCCGGTATCCAGCAACGGCGTGCGCCCGCTGCCATCGGCCAGCGGCTCCCACGCCACCCCGTCCGGCCCCACGCCATCACGAAACCGCTGCTGTGTGGACTTGGTGAGTATCTCGCCAATATCACGCATCAACGGTTGAAGGTCACTGCCGCGCTTGAGCAACTCCCCGAACCACGCCTGTGCCAGGGCATCGTCCACGTCGATGACGAACGGTTTGTTTTTATCGCGCAGATTAGTCATGATATGCTCCGGTTTCCTCTTGACGGTTCGGGTTGCGGCCTTTGTCCCGTCATTTGTGCCTGGCAGGGCCGCAATCCTAGTCAGGTCCCATTTCCGGCAGGGCGCGCGTAGAGCAAGGCTCCGTAGCGTTGACGGTTCAGATAATTCTGCTTGGTCGGGATCATCGTCCAGCCCATCAACCGGCCTTTGACCGCCTGAATCACCACCAACGTACCGGGCTTGCCGGGAATATCAAACGCCCGCACATAGCGCGTGCGCAATTCCACCCGGCCCGTGCCCTTGTGACGCTCAAAACTCTGCCAGACTTCAAACGGGTCTGACAATACATCCGGCAACAGCGGCACATAGGCCGCACGGTTGCCGTCCACATGGTGTGCCAGCGCAGCGGCATTGGCGACCACCTCAAGCGTAAAATCCGGGCGCACCGGCAGACTGAACACGCGCTCTTCGCCGCCCAGCGCAGTGACCAACAAGTCCCGCATTCCCGCTTCGTCCGCATGATGCTGCTCGCCCAACGGGCGCGGCAGCGCATCCAGCGGCACCTGTCCGGGCCTGCCGTGATCGGCGGCGGTTTCCGGCGTCATGATGTCCCACGCCCCGGCTTTCTGATCGCGCCAATACTGCATGTCCTGTTCGCTCAATTGCCGCCCGCTGCTGGCTTCGCCGACGTGATACGCCCATTCCGGTGGCGGGTCGCCCGCGCTCGGGCCGGGGGCGGGGTCAGGCGCGGTTTTGCCCATCGCCCGCAACCTGGCCTCGGACACGCCCGTCACCGTGCACCGGCACCCCCAGCCGTTCGGCGGATAGTGGGTCTGCCACCACGGGTCATCGGTTTTGATGATTTTTCCGTCCCACGCCCGATGTTCCTCGCGCGGGTTTTTGACCGTGTTGTGCTGGTATTGCAGATACGGAAAGTCTTTCAGCGTCTCCCATCTTCCCGCCATATACGCGGTGCGCAGGTTCGTATGGTAAATGACCGCCGTGCGCCAATTCTCCCCGGCCTCGCTGCCTTCCCCCGTCCAGCCATGCCAGCCGTGCTTGCTCACGATCTCCCGAAAGCGCTTGCGGAAATCCTCCAATGTCTCGCCCTTGGAAATCGCGGCATCGACCGCTTTGCGTATATCCACCAATAACGCATCACGGGTCGCCCCGGCGACCACAAACGCCCGCGCGTGCTGGCCTTGATGCAGGTCATCCCAGCGCGTGGTCGGCAAATTGACTTTCTGCCGGAAATAATTCTCCGCCGCTTTGAAACTGTGAAAATGGCCGCGTAGTTCAGGCATGACTGTCCTCCCGCACATCGGCCATTCCCGCCACCCCGGCGACCGCCAGCGCGTGCTGGACGGTGCGGGCAAATTCATCGGCGTCCATGTCCGGCAATAACGCCAATAGCCCGTCCTGTATTTCTTCCAGCGAACCGGCCCGATTCACCAGCGCTTCAATCTGTTCCACCCATTGCCCGACCAGCGGGTCAGCCTCTTTTGCCAGCAGCCCGGCCAGTTGGTCTTCGCGGTCCATCTCCACCGCTCGCGGTGCGGCGGCTTCCTTGTTCAAGGCGCGATTGAATCCGGGCAGCAGCGGCGGGGGCGGTGTGGGTGCTTGCAGCAGCTCCGCGCCCTCATCCGGGTCCGGCAGACCGAGTTTATCCCGCAATACCGATTGCTCCACCTGCAACCCCAACGGCACCAGCTTCACCACGGCATCGACCAGCGCGGCGGTATCTTCCGGCTCGGCGACTTCAATCACCAGTTTCGGATAGCGCCCCGGCCCGTAATTCAAATCCACAAACGGGCGAATCAAATCCCGGTTGAGGGTACTCGACAACGCCCGCGCATCGGCGCGCAGCAAATCCATGCGCACATCGTCATGCACCCTGGCCTGGCTGAGGGATGCGCCATCATCCGCCGTCATCGTTTGCCCCAGCACCGCCTTGCTGATCTGTTTGTCCCACCAGGTGGCGAGCTTTTCAAAGAACTCACCGGCACCGGCGGTATTGGCCGCTTTTTCAAACTCGATGCGCATCGAATCGGGAATCACCGCGCCCGCATCGCTGGCGAGATTCGATACGGCGGCAATCAGCGTCTTGATATCCTTGTCGGTCGCGCCCGCGCCGTATTTTCCAACGCGCATCGGAATACCGTAGACATCGGCAAAGGCCATCCAGTCCCGCCACGCCCACGCCTTGCACATATAGCCCACGGCGCATAAAAACGCCAGGCCACTGCGCAAGGGCATGCCGGGGCGCAAGCGCGGCGTATGCACAATGAATTTATACGCGGGCAAGGTCAGCCCGTCCTGATTCGATTCATCGCGCAGGCGCAGTTCGCGCCCGATCACTTTATCGAATTGAAAAAACCGTGCGTCACGGTGCGGGTAGCGTTCCGGTGTCCAGCGCGTGCCATCGCGGTTCCACTCGATTTCACACACCGAATACCCCTTGCCCAGCGCATCCAGTAAATCCAGTCGCAGATAATCAAAATCCGGGTCATCGACCAGGGCGCGCACCGCATCGGCAATCTCAATATCCCGTTTATCGTCCGACAACGCATCCACCCGCACCGGCAACCCGGCGCAGGCCATGCGCCGGGTATTGAGCACCGAGGCATAGTGCGCATCGCGCTCTTCCATCTCTTCGGCGAGCGTGAGATACCCCATGCCTTGCCCGCGCCGCGCCTGTTGCAGTAAATCCGCCAGCCGTGCGGGCGTTAAATTGTCCGCCGCCGAGGCGTGCCAGACCTGCCGTGCCCCCTGTCCCTGCGGCTCGGCAAAGATTTTGGTGAGCGCCGCTGTTCTGAGCGGCTCGCCGCGATGGTCAAGAATCGTTGCCACGTCAAATCACCCCTTGTTTCCAGTTGCCGCCGCGTTCAATCGTGCGCGTATACGCTGCCCCCGGCTGCACCCGGTGGTAATCAATGATTTCTTCGCCGCCTTTGGCCGCGCTGGAGGCCAAAAACTTCGCCCACGCGCGGTCGGCGTGGCCCGCGCTATCACTGTCCGCCACAAAACGCGGTACGCCGGTCGGGCCGGTCACTTTCTTGAGCTTATGCAAATCGGCCCGCAGCACCGTATCGCCCGCCGGTATCCGGCATTTTCGATCTTCAAACGCTTCTTTGCCCAGGGTGGCGAGGGTGAGTTTGTTGGCGCTGGTAAATAAGACCCCTTCTACGCGGGTACTGCCGTGGCGGCGCTGGGCATCTTCGACGGGTTTCTCGCCCATCCCGGTCTGGTCCATGCAGCAGCGCATCACTTTATAGCGCCGGAACACGTCATCGAGTAACTGATCCTGTTCGGCAAAGCTGGCGCGCTTGCGGGTCACAATTTCCCGGCACCACGCCACATCGCCCACGATTTCATCCACCCAGATGACAAACAGGTCATTGCGGGCGGCAATATCCACGCCGACATAGCACGGCCCGCCGGTATAGGCGTCCGGCTTTCCCGCTTTGTCATCTTCCACCGAGGCAATCAGCTCAAACGATAACCAACTGCTGGCTTCATCCAGCCACTGCAATTCAAATTCCTGCGCCCATAAATCCGCATCGCCCGCGCCGCGCTTCAATTGTTCAATGTCTCGGGGCAGGCCGTCCTTGACGGCGGTATAAATGTCGGTGACGTGGCGGCTCCACCCGTCATCCTGTCCCGTCATGAGCTCATAAAACTTGTTGCCCTTGCCGTTCGGGGTGCTAATGACCCGCAGTTTCAAGCCCGGTTTTGAAATCACCGGAAACAGCGCTTTCCAGATGGCCCGGCTGTCATGATGAAAGGCGAACTCGTCCAGCAGCACATTGGCCGAAAACCCGCGTGCGGTATCGGGATTGGCCGGTAACGCCGTAATCCGGCTGCCGCCGGGAAATTCGATCTCAAGCGCGCGGGTCTGCGCGTCGAAGTCATAGCCCAACTCTTTAAACCCGGCTTGTAGCGCGTTCAAATGCACTTTAACCCCTTCCTGCATCGCCTCTTTGGCCTGCCGCTCCCCGCGCGATAAAATCACCCAGCGGGCGCGCTTGCCCGCCGCTTCGGCTTTCAGGCAATCCAGCACAATCTCAAGCGTCGAGGTAAAGGTTTTCCCGCACTGGCGCGCAAACATCGCAATCTTGAACCGGGAATCATCCTGTATCCATTTTTTCTGATACGGGTACAGGTTCAAGGCCGGGGCAAGTTCGGACGCGCTCATAACCCATACATCTCCCGCGTGACAACATCAAATGCCGCCTTGTTGATCTTGCCGTTTTTTTCCAGCGCTTCCAGTTTGGTTTTCTGCTCGGCCAGCACTTTCTCGCGCACCTCCGCCTCAATCTGCTTTCTGACATTGAGACTGACCTGCTTGGCCTGAAGCGCGGTCTGCGCGGTCTGTGCCAGCTTGCGCACATCATCCAGTTCCGCCGCGCCGCTCGCCATCAAATTAAGCGCGGTATCGGTGGTCAGGGTCATCACCGCATTGGCGAGCAGGTTTCCGGTGTCATCCGATTTGCCATATTTGTCGGCCAGCACTTTGGCATGGGTTTCCAATTCCTGCATTTTCTCGGTGAACGAGCGGATTTGCGCGTCATAGCGGTGCACGCTGCTACGGCTCACGGTTTCGCCCGGATACTCGGCCTTGATGATGGCGACCATCTCATCCAGCGTATGCGTATCGGCGCGCAGCAATTCCTCCAGGCGCTCACGATACGGCGCACGGTGCACATTCCCCTTGCGGCGGCGCTTGGGCGGCTCCATCAGTCTCGGTCCACCGGGTCCAGAATGCCCTCGATGCGCACATACCCGCGCACCACGTCCAGCCCGCGCCGGGTCAGTTTCGCGCCGTACAGATTGGGTTTGATCTCGCCCAGTTGCCTGAGCTCCACCAGTTGATGCAGTTGCAAAAATTGAAGCGCGCCGATCACTTCATGCTCTTCGGCCACGATGTGCAAATAAAACAGCCCCGCGTGCAGCGTGGAACTGTTCGCCTGCCTGCCCGGCTGTTCGCTGAGAATGCGCAACAGGACCAGGCGGATTTCCTTGAGCCGAAAATCAGCATGGGGTTTGATGTTCACTTGCCTTGCTCCCGCAGGTATTTTTGAATCGTCTGCACTTCACGCACCAGGGTCTTGACCTCGCTTTCCACCCCGGCCATGCGCTCGTAAATCTTGATCGCATCGGCATGGGTCATCTGGCTGCGCTGCTGCGCCTCCAGGCGCGCCACCCGCCGCGACAACGCCGCATGCATCGCCCAGAACACGCACGGCACCACCACGCTGGCAAGCGAGGCCAGCACCGCCACAATCAATAACGGCCACGGGTCAGTCATGGCATATCTCCGCTGTGTGCCCGGCGCGCTTTATCTGCGCGCAATAGGTTTGCTTCGCTGTGCGTTCCCACGCTGTCATCGCCTCGATCAAATGCCGCTGCATCATCCGGCACAGGTGGTAATGCGCCGTCACCGCATCGTGGTTCGCAAGCAAACTCGCCCAGCTCCCGCCCTCCGGCATCGGTAATAACGGGCAGGGCTGCATCAAGCCCGCCGGGATTGGCGGCGGGGGCGGCACCGGCAGTATCAAGACCGGTTCCGGCATTGCTGGCCGTCCAGTGGCGCAGGACATCAGCGCCAGCAGAGGTATCAAGATCAGGGCGCGTTGCCAATAACGTCGAAAGGGCCACACGCTGGCGGGTAAATTGGGTTTGATACTGTTCACGGGACTCCTCAAAATCACGCGCAATGGCATTGAGCCGCTCAATCCCGGCCACCTGTTCGGACTGGATCGATAACGCCCATTCGTGTAATTCACGCGCTGCCGCGCGGGCATTGGATAACTCACGGGTCAGCGTGGCGTTTTCACGTTTCGCCGCCTGGCCGCGCTCGTGGCGCATGCCCATCAAAAATGCAAACGTAAAGTGCAGCGCCAGCCCGGCCACCACCCACGCAATGGAGAATTTCAGCGACATACCGCCTCCCCCGGCCAGCCCGCCGCCAGATAGGCCGGTTCCAGTGTCAGTAAAATCCGGCGCGGATAGGCGGTGTTTTCCCGGTGCGCGGCAATGCCCCGGCTGCGCCAGCGTTCCACCTGCCGCCAGTCGTTGGGGTTATCACGGTTCGCCAAGGTCAGGCCGCGCTCGCGCAATAACCATGTCTCGCCGCCGTTATAGGCCCGCAGGGTAAAGGCCCAGCGGCTGCATTCAGATAACCGGGTGTATCCAAAAGGCTGCACGCGCTCGTATAACCAGCGGTCATACAACGCCGCCGCGTGAATCGCCTGCACCGGGTTCCACGGGTCGAATGCGCCCAATTCGCGGGCGAACGTGTCCGCCATCCAGCGCGCCGTCGCGGGCATAAACTGGGCCATGCCCTGCGCGCCGACGGGTGATTTTGCACCTGGTCGCCAGGTGCTTTCTTGATGCAACTGCGCCGCCAGTCGCGCGGGCGAGCCGTTCACCCCAAATACATCGGCCACGACTTGTTCCACCCGGTGGCGGTATAACGCCGAGGCATCGGGGATGGCGACCGGCTGCGCGGACACCGGCGCGGCGAGCAACCACCACAACAGGGCGATATATCCCTTCATCCGATAAGACCCGCGCCAATCAGCGCCGCCGCAATCAGCGTCGCCCGCCGCGTCTGCGCCATCGTTTTCTCAAGCCCGTCCAGATACCTCGGTTCCGAGCCCCGGAAAAACGCCGTGTCGATGCCATACCCGAGCGCCGCCGCACCCGAGAGTTTCGAGATCGCCCACAAATACGCGCCCAATTTGGCCGGATTCAAAAACACCACCGCCGCCAGTATCAGCAGCGAGACCGCAATCAACAGCCACGCAAAGCCAATCCGGTCCAGACCGGAGACAATCCGCTCAAACCACACCGCAATACGAGGGGATAAAGGCGACTTCGACATGGCGCACACCGGCAGCAAGAATTACCGCCTACTGTGCGCTCGCCCCCGCCATCAGATGAATTGACACGTGTCAATAAACCACTCAGCCGCCACCGGCTGGCGTTTCAAACAACTGCCCCTGCCGTTGCGCATTCGCCGCCGCCCGCTGTTTGGAGATAATCCGGTACATCTGCCTCAAGGTCACCCGGTACTCACGCGCCAGCGCCTCAAGATTACGCCCGTTGAAACGCCGGTAAATCTCGATATCACGCAATTCCTCCCGCATATCCGCCGCGTTCGGAAAATACCAGCTTTTCCCGCCCATCAATTCCGCCAGCGCCAATACCCCCACCTGCGCCAGATGCCCCGCCGTGGTCACATCATGCCCCGCCCGCATGAACGCCGCCACCTGCTTGTCGATCATCTCGGATAAATTCCGGCTCAATTTCGAGACCGATATCTCCGCATCCTGATCGCACGCCATCGCCAGCAGCCGCTGCATGTCTTCCGAAACTTCCGGCAACAACTCGCCCTGCCGTTCCGCCGGGATGGCATCAGGTTCACGCAAGGCCACCACATTGCTCACCGGTATTTCTCCCGCGCCTGCGCACGCGCCTGTTCGGCTTCGCTTTCCGTCATCGTGCCAAGATGTAATTGCTGGTCAATCCACGTCAGTTGCGTCTGCAATCTGCTTTCCGGTTCCGCCTGCCCTGATACCCCCACCCCGCGCGTGCGCCCGGCCCGCGCGTCTTCCTCCCGCTGCCGCTCGGCCTGCGCATCGGCTTTATCGGCCAGGCTGAACACCACCTCGCGCAGATAATTGTGATTCTCAAGCGGCAAGGACAAATGCGCCCGCCGCGTCAACATCGCCTCAATCCCCTGCGCCCATAACCCCGGCGAAGCCGCACGCCGCACCCCGCCGCGCCCATCCCGGCACACCGTGCCCGTATTCACCAACGCCAATAACCCTTGTGTCAGTTTTACCGCACGCGATAACCGCAGCGCTTGTTTGCCCGGTTTGAACAACCCCAAATACCCGAGCACCGCACGCCCCAATACCGGCTCCATCTCCGCAAACAACCCGGCCAGCCGCTTGCCGTCATCCTCGACAAAAAACGCCGACACGTGCGCCTGCGCGCCGCACTCGGGGCAGGTCATGCGCATTCGCTGGCCTCACGTTTGCTGCGCCGGTTCGCATCGATCTGCAACGCCGCAATCAATTTATGCAACTGCCCCGAACGTAAAAATTCCAGCCGCTCCACCCCAAACATATGCCGCGCCATCGAATGCGCGTAATCCCACGGGCGCTTGGCATCGGCCAATAACGCCTCCACCTTGCGCAGCATCGGACTTTTGAACGTTTCATGCTCGCGCCGGGTATCCTTCGGGCGGTGGTGAATCACCGAAGTCCGGGGTGCAAACGCAAACCCCTGCGCCTTCAACGCATCCAACACCTTCCCGCGCTCGGCGATGCTCATTTGCGCGCAGGACGATTTCCCCGTGACGCGCACGAGCAACGCGCGATACGTCTCTTCATCCAGCCCCAATTGCTTCACCGCCACCTTGATCGTGCGGATTTGCGCGGCGCGGTGATGTTGATGATTCGTCATACCCCATGCTCCAAACTGATGTGATGCCATCCTTGGCGCTGCATATCCGGCTGCGGACACCCGTCGGCACCGCCGACACATCCAGCGGAATCTGCCGGTAACTGGCCGTATCGCCCACCCGCTCATACACCCGCAGATAACTCTTGCTGCCCACCACCTGCACCGCATCGGCAATCGCCGCCATCGCCCGCTGCCAGCGCTCATCTTCGATCTTGAGCCGCCTGAGCCCCAACACTTCCTGCACCCGGATATTGCCCGCCTGATCGACCCGGAACGCATCGGACACCAGCGCCTTGAGCTCGGGCCGCGCGCCTTGCGTCCACTCGTTCAAACACGCATCAATCAGGGTTTTCGCGGCCTGTAAACGCTCATCAAACACGATGGTTTCCTGCACCGCGCGCAGGACTTTATAGCGCCCGTCAAAACTGGTCAGGCTCACATTACCTTTGCCCCCGCCCAGGTGCACCCCGTACTCCCCGGCAGACAATTCCACAAACGCGGCAATGTCATCAAACACCCGCCGCTTGAATGCCGCCAGCGCCGCACTCTGCGCCCGCGCCCCGCGCACGATCTCCATCACCAGGCTGTCCCGCGCCTGGTCAATCGGCCTGATCTGCGCCTCGGGAATCCACCGCCCGCGATGGTCTTCGCGGCAGCCGGGCGGCACCGGCAACGCCACCTGCGCGCCCATCACGCCGCCCTCCGCTGTTCACGCGCACGC